ACAGTGAGCAATGGCTCCATACTCCATAGGTATTTCTCCTGGTAAGTCATGACGGTTCTTTGCATCCCAGCAAGGATGATGTTGGGTATATAGTACTCTTTTTCCACCTTGTGCCTTATTTTTCCCCTTTTGTGCTCCCTGGTTGTCCACATTTACAACATAGGTTTTATAGTTGGCAAATAAGACCATGTCTGCCCATTCTTTTAGGAGTGGAGCCGTTTTCTTTTGTAATTTCAATTCCCATCTGTCGTAAGCTCCCAGTTCGTCTGGCTGCTCAAACTTTCTCATCTGAGCATGAGCCGTTATTACAATATGAATTCCCCTTAATCTTACCTCCTCCAATAAATTAAGCATCTTTCCAAAATCCTCAGCTAAATATATATACCCTTTTCCATAGCCTATATCTTCTATCCCAGTAACTTGCTTTTTACCGCAAATCTCTGTCATACAAAGCAGCTCTGCCCAATCAGCGGTATCGACTACTAAAGTATTGCAGATGGAAGGATTGTCTCTAACATATGTAATCTGTTGCATTTGCATGGTAAAACTAGAAGGTCTATCCATGCGTGCTACATCCATCGTAGAGGTACTTCCTTCTGTATCAATAAAAAGAGGGTCTGGGAATTGAGCTGCTAGCGTACTCTTACCGATTCCTTCTGGACCGTAAATAACTACTTTTTGCGCTTCTATCTTCTTTCCTCTTGTAATATTCATGTATTACTACCTCCCAAATTAATATCTATTAAACTTCCGTCTTGTTTCATAATTCTTGTATTCCTAATTGCAAAGGACAATAGTTCATCTACAACATCCTGAATTGTTTTTCCTGTTACCCCTGCAATCATTACAACATCCGAATAATTATTTGGATGAACTTTTACTTTGGTGTACCCAAGTGTTAAATTCGTTCCAGTATTACATTGTATTACGCAACTTTTTTCATTACCCGTTGGCATTAAAATTCACCCACTTTCCAAGAAGGCTTCGCCTCTGGCTCTGCAATTTGTTGCGTCGTCGCAACAGGATTCTGTTCCTGACCTACTACATAGCCATCTTCAATAAGGATGCTGCATTCGTCTCCGGTACTAACTCGAGTTGCTATTGCTTGTAAACCTTCCTGCTCCAGCCAATTTCCAAATTCCTGTAAGGAGTCCAAATCCATTTGCTCTAGCTTATCTAATAAGACAAATCCGCAATTAGGATTTAATTTACGTACAATCGCTGTTGAAACCTTTAGCTGATCAGCACCACTCATGTTATCCCACTTAAATCCATTATAGGTTAACTCTCCATCGATAACAGATAGCCCTGGAAGTGGAAGGTCGGCACTCTTTAATAAGTCTAGTTTGGATTGGCGAATATTATCAATTTCTGCAGATAATTTATTGTATTTATCCATATAGGATTGGGCATCCTCTTCTGCTTTCTCTTTATCTAGATTTGTTCTTACCTTACGATTAATATCTTCAATGTTAGCAATGTTGTTTTCTAATTCTTCTGTTGATTCATCATATAAATCTAAAGCTGATTTCTTGGCTGTCTCTAAATCTGTTAGGATTTCAGACTGTTTCTGCAGCAATTCAGTTATCTTCTTTTGAATATCTACAGCTTGTGACTCTAGGAACTCTAAATTCCTTCTCTTTCTTTGGTTCTCTCCATTTCGGGCAAGGATATCTTGTTGCTGCTTAATTAGTTCTGATGCAGACACTAGTTCCTTTGGTGCATCCGGGTAATATATCTGTTCTTTGGCAAACTTCTTTTTCTGATCTGCAATTTGACCAATAGCTCTACGATCGTTATAAATTTCTAGCTCCTTTTGTTCTAGTTCTATTAACTGCTTACCCACGCCAATAATCTGTAAAAGAGTACTTGCCTTTTCTTTATTACTAGATTGTATGAACTTAGGAAGGTCTAAAGCCAACTGCTCTACAAACTCATTAAGGAGCTGCTGTCCTCCTTTTTGACCACTAGGATCAATGACTTTCAAATCACTGTTTTTCCCCTTACGCTCCACGACAAGACCATTTGACATAACCATATGTAAGTTAGGTGGAATCACTGACCCCTCTCTATGTGGTTCAGAAGGGCGGTACCTGTCTCCTCCTAATGCCCATGCTATACTGTCAAGAATAGATGTTTTACCTTGTCCGTTTTTTCCACCTATTACTGTTAATCCATTTAGTGTAGGCTCGATTTTGACAGCCTTTACACGCTTGGTATTCTCAATTTCTAATTTATTGATTTTTATACTCATTATTCTTTCGCCTCCCTATTTTTATGTACTGAATCTGTTGCTAGTGAAACTTTCCTTGAATCTTTATCATAAAAGTAAACATGATTTGACAGCCTCTCCTCAACAGAAACCTCTTCCCTATTAATGTCATCCACCATCCTTGCGAGAGCTATTGAATCATCTGTAGCACTGGCTGGTACAGCAATTACCTCATGGATACTTGATGGAAGAATATAAAGGTTAGAGTTTAGATGTTCTGCTAACTCATGCAGCTTGTCCTCATACAGCATAGAAGTCGCACCGTTTATCACTTGTTTATTGCTTATAATCCACATTTTTGACCCATGAAATATCACTGCATCATCCCTAACGATACCTCTTAAAAAATCATCCATATTATTTACAACAGGCGTTAGGAGTCTTTTTGTATTAACCATCGCTAATTCATACAATGCACTCTCAGATAATCCGTTACGTCCTGCAAGCTCATTCTTTATGATTATGCTTCGCATTCCATCATCATCCGATTTTAAAAACACTCTATATATAATGGATAAGTCTAAAAATGCTCTGTTAGGCACATTCTCGATCAACTCTTTGTTCTGTTCAGTATTAATAAGTTGAAAGACAACACGATCTTTCATTAAATCAAGATCGAACTCTGGTATTTCAGGCAATTTACCCATTGCCTCTACCATTTCTGATGCAGCTACTGCTAAAATTGCATGCAAATTAAGTGGCGCAGATTGGTAATCCTTATAAAGATAATCCATGCAGATAGTAGGGGAATTGTTCCCATCTTCTGACTTTAACGTTAGACCATCATAAGACTGATTTACCTTATTTACTTTACGAATAAGAACTTTATGATTCTTGTATTCCTCAGGCATAAAACTTAAAAACTTCTTTTCCACTATTCCCTTAAATTCCTCATAATTCATTATTGATTTCCTCCTGTTTGTGCCTTATAATAAGGCTATAGTTTATTTTCCTTGGGCTTTAGATATTTGCGGTATCTAAGGCTCTTTTTTCACGTAATCTAGTTAGCTTCTCTCCTATGATTCTTTGCTTGAAAGAAAGTAGTTTACTTTCGTGTTCTCCTAAAAAAAGTCCTAACGTCGCCATATTATTTGATGCTCCCAGGGCTTCATGAAACCTAGAAGACGCTATTTTAATTTCCCAGTCTTCACTTTCATCTGTCACGCTTTCTGCTTCTTCTAATAGCGCATAAATTCTTTTCAAAGCTAATTCCAAGCTTGTCCTTTTAAGAAATGACCCCCTTTCTGCAGTTATAACTTTTCCACTCTTTTCATCATAAATCACTTAATCTCCTCCTTCTGATAGCCAATTACCTGGCCATTTTCAATAACCAATTCTGCATTGTCTTCAATATCTACAACTGGCATATTATTGATTATCTCTTTTTCAATGGCTGTTAGTTTTCTCATACCTACCTCCTAATCTTCTATGATATAAGTTCTTGGAACTAACACATAATCGTCCAGAACTTCGCCAAAATGCTTTGCAAACGTCTCCATACTGCAAACCTCTGACATATCACAAGCTTTATCGTCTAAGGCCTCGTATAGTTTGTCAGATAGCATTCTTTTGTTTTTTCCAAACACGTTCATGGTTCATCCCTCCCTTCTTGGCGCCTAAGCGATTTCTTCATTTTTAACTGGTACATATCCTATAGACCTTAGTGCCTTGTCATTTATCTTTTGTGATATTTCTACCTTCTCAGCTTCACTAAGATTTTCCCAAGGTACATCAACTCCGTCTATCTCTACAAAAATCGAATGGGTAATTTCTTTTCTCATCTTATTCTTATACGCCTCATTTCCTCTATGTAATACTATATGTCTTTATGGTTGTACTTCTTTCTAACTTATTGCTTATTGCTTCCTTTTCTCCTATAATATAAGTATCCGAACTGGCATTCGGAAATACATATGAAAGGAGAAAGTACCTATGGATAAAATATTACTTGGCCAAACAACTCTAGATTCAATTACACGTATGCATGAACAAATTCAATCTACATATGCTCCACTATTAAACTATCAAGTTCAATTTGAAGGAATGACTGAATTTATTAATAAACTGCATGAACAAATGGCAAATGTAAGTCGCCATACTCTTCAAAACATTCAAATTCCACCTGAAGGAATGATTGCTTTTATTAGACAAGTACAAAACCAAATGGAGAATATAAGTCGCAACACCCTTCAAAATATTCAACCAATAATAGAGGAATCCACTACTTCTTTGAGCAGCCATATATCTTTAAATATAAATATGCAAAATATGTTATCTGCTCAAATAAATACATTACATTCCTTGGAAAGTTTTGATTTGTCTTCACAGCTTTCAGATGAGGTCTCTAAAAAATTTACTAAAATCTCTGAAAATATTGTTCAAGAAATTAATAGTGCGGAGCTACTTGACTCCCCTGTTGAAGTTCCTATTACAAATTCAAGTGCAAATTCTAAGCTGACTTTTCAAGATGTAATTGCAATAATCGGCATAATATTTACCTTATTAACTTGTATCCAAGGCTTTTTGCCCAATGAACACGAGCAAAAAGTTGAAAGATATCTTGAACAATTAATAGATCTGCAAACTAAGGAACTTGAACTTCTTCAACAATTAT